ATTGCTATAAACTTCATGCTCTTCTGAATCTTCTTGATTCGCCTGGAGTTCCTCGGAAGGGGCTTCCTCCAGTTCTACCGTGACCTCTTCCCCTTCGTTAGGAATATCCACGATAAGGTCTTCATTACTCTCGGCCATTGTCTTCTCCTAAATGTGCAGGATGTCTTCAGGATCCTGTATTACAGCGATTACTTCATCGTCGTTAAGAATACGAACCTCGCCACCGTCTATCTTAAAACGAGAACCCGCATACCGGCCAAACAGAACCCAGTCTTTTTCTTTACACCACGCTCCACTTGGAAATTTAGATTTGTCATCATAGGCCAAAGGCCCTGTTCTCAGAACAAAACCGCATACCGTAGCCACCGCCTCTCGGTCCACTACGGCGTCTGGAAGATAGATCCCACCCTCGGTCTTCCCCTTTCCTCTGTAGGGAAGAATAAGAAGACGCCACCCGGTAGGGGAGGGCATCCTATCTAAAACGCTCCTGTCTATCTTTTCCGGATCAAGAACCTTTTCTTCAATGTTAACGTAAGCATCACTCAAAGAGACCAAGTTGTCGGTAATCTCAGATTTTTCCATCATGAATCCGCCTTTTCTAGGATTTCTCTCAACTCCTGACCTATATAATCTAAAGATTCTACGTTGCCAACAAGTTGTTTGTACTCGTAGAAATCCTTGACCACACCATCAGTCATCATTTCAGAAACCCTTGAGCGCCTTTCTTGAATGACCTTGAACAAATGTTCAGCTAAAAGAACTCCGTCCATTAGCACTTCCACCTGCGACGAGCCTGCCTGATACGAGAGTTTGGGTTATTCCTGGTCTTAGCAGAAGATTTCTTGAGTTGACCTAGTGATCTGGCGCAATAGCTCTTACGGCGTTTCGCTGCGGCACTGCCTTTCTTGACTTTCCCCGTAACCGCCGTTTTTAACTTTGAACCCGGATTTGCTCTACGATATGCCGCGACGCCTTTTTTAGTCATACCGGCTCCAGACTTAGTAGGCCGGTAGTTCGCGCCCTTACCTTTAGTGGTCTTTCGTATAGGGTTTTCTTTCTTTCTAGCCATTCTACTCACCCTCAGAGTAAAGATTATTGAAAGTTATAGCAGGATCTAGGTACGACTCATGAGATTCCGCAGAATGCGTCCACTGAGACGGCATGAAGTCTGGGGCTCCTTCACCGGTCCGCCACAGGGCGGGGCTGGTTGCGCGAACCCTGTTGTTGGGTAACGCAACAATGTTACCGGTCCACGGTCCCGCATCTGTTAGATAGATAACATGCGACTGCTTATGTTGTGCAGGGTCATCCGATATGTCGCTATCGGTGTAATCGACAGTGAACAAATACCTTCCTGGATAGAACTCATTGTCTATCTTACAAAGCCAGGGGGATGAACTTACTCTGTCCATTACTATCACACTGTGTGTTCTAGACTCACAATCCCATGGTTGGCATAAATGGTCTTGCATGGGTTCCGGCCATTCTTCCAAAGGTATGTCTGCAACAAGAGCTTGAAGGGGCATTCTAGCCCACATAGCACCTCCGTGGACATTCTCTTCAGGTCCATCTTCACAGTCTATTTCGCATCCCGTAAACACAACCTGAAAACTCAGGGATCTGTCCGGAATGGTGTTTACGGCAAAAGCCATAGCATGAATAAATTCACCATGATATTGCGTGTGATTACACGTAAATTCTTTGCGTACCCAGCATTTAAAGTGCGGTACGTTACTTATCAAATAGGCCATCTACTTCCGTCGTCTGACCGCACCACCTTTAGCCATAGACTTCGTGCGTTTCCGCATCATGCCACCACCCATCATCTTCTTGGCCTTAACCGCACCGCCTTTAGCCATAGACTTCGTGCGTTTCCGCATCATGCCACCGCCCATCATCTTCTTGGCCGCGCCACCTTTTGCATATCCTTTAGTTCTCTTAGCCATAATTAACCTCTCTTTGATTTTCCAGATTTCTTTTTAGCGAATGTCGCCACGTTCGTTGGTCTTGGTCCTTTGTTACTGACCGCCCTCTTGCGCTTTACCGCGCTGGCCTTTTCGCCCTTAGACATCTGACGCGCCTTTGCAATAGGAACGCATTTTGGGTATTTCCGTTTACTGCCCTTGGACTTTTTCCTACCGCACGGCTGGTACTTACCGTCTTTCTTAGGCGCACCTATATCCACCCACTGCTCACGGACCCATTTGCGTAAACTCATGGTCGTCGCCTACGAGGCCCCGCAGAACGACGCTTTTTCGACGCCTTGGTTTTCTTCTTTTTCTTCCCCCCAGGCGTTACCTTTCCACTACACACCGCACTAGCGTACATGTTGGCATAGGCACTTGGATAAACGTCAAACTTACGTTTCGCGGCAGCTTTACCTCTCGGACATAATTTCGCCATGTCAGTTCTTCTTGTCCTGTTGCCACGCACGGGCCTTAGACATCGCCCGATTTCCAAACCAAAAACTAATTATAGCACTGAATATTACGCCATCTGTTTCTTCACGCCAAGCCATGTCGATGGCTACCGTCCAATCTAAATCCTGGATGGCAATCATAGCATAGATCATGACTCCTTTTGTCGTTAAGTAGGCTAAGAGGAAAAGGTAAGTGACAACAGGACGGACGCTACCGCGCAACCCGTTGATAAAACCTCCAGCGTCAATAGACTTATCATGCTCATACAGTCCCTTCGTCTCTTCAATTTCAGCCTGAGCGTCTAATTCTGCAACTTTGAGCTTGGATATCTGATCTGCATACTTGGCTTTCGCCTCAAGCATCTTTATCTGATGCGCGTCCGCCTGCTTCTGCTTAAATATGCCTATGACTTCTGGGATTATAGAGGTTCCGAAACCTAAAAGACTGCCTAACAAGGATATCATTATATTACCGGTCCTTTCTCCGACCTCAGAACCTTCAAGTCAGTTCCGGCGGCTACAATACAGGTAATGTCATTAACGATCTTAGTGAGAGTCCACGCCCCATTTGGTCCAGCGTAAATCGTAAGAATAGATCCATCCGTCGAAGTTCCTTTGAGAAGAGGCCTTTCGTTAAAGGTTTTTGCCAAGAACTTAGTCATAAGATCCTTCTTGGCGCAACTTGGGACGGATGAAACTTCCTGTATAGATGATTCACTCACAACAAGCTGATGTTCTTGCTGACGTATTTCGACGGTAGACAAAGAATTAGTAGATTGGCAGGCCGGTAACAGTAAAGTTAGAAGAACCACCGCACGGGGAACCATTACCCATCTCCATTAAGTATACCGCTTTGTTTGTCTCTCATTGCTTGTCGCCACCTCCACGCTAGAAATCCCAAACTGGCAAGCAGTAGCAATATAGACAGGCCCGACTCTACAAGTCCTAGCCAGGAAGCCGCTACGGCTACGCCACCAGGAGCTACGGTTATAAGGTCTTTTGGTTCCATTATTTGTTCTCCACGGGTGGATGCTTACCGTTGTGAGCGTGAGAGAGTTGGTCTAGCTGTTTCGTGAGCCACTGTACATCTTTTTGAAGTCCCTCAAGTTCTCGATGCAAAAGTTTGAGTTCTGTCGGGGAGTTAATCCCTTTGAGCGTCATCACTTGATTTACAATTTTTCCGCGTTCTTGCTCCGCGTTGTCCAACCTAGCGTCAAACTTTTCCCGGTTATCCTCCGCGCTCTTAATATGATCTTCAAGATCCTGCATAACGCGGCTCAAATTACTTTTTACCACGGCATAACCACCGGCCACGGTAGCTAGAACCATAATCCCCTGTATCGCGTGGCTCGCTCCAAGCTCCATGACTACCTCACCGCCGGTCCATATGTCGCGGCCCACCACAGGAACCAAACAATGCCACCGGCAATGGCTGCAACAGCCAAGCCTTTAGCGACCTCAATCAGAATTGCTTTTCGTTTCTCTGCGCGTTCTTCAGCTAGTATCTTCTCTTGCCGTGCGCGTTCTTTCTTATCTGCGACGCGCTTTTCGCGTTCAGCCAAAATTTGATCCCAGGTGCTTTTTTCTCCAGGGGCGCTGGGCCACTTGCGATTAATTTCATCTCTTAAATCAGCAATCTGCTGATCCAATTGTTTTTTCTCAATAACAGCCGCAGCCGCCGAACTGATGCTGTCATCACCACCATCATCCTTGGCGCGTTTTTGCAAGATCGATTTATTCTTCTCGCCTATAGAACTGCCCGGTTTGTGACTTTTGTTTTTTTCGTGCTCGTCTTGTGCGTGGAAGACGCCATCAATCCCGTGGACAATTTCTTGAACCCCACGCGCACTTTTAACCAGTGTTTTCGTTGCGGCTATTGCAGCGGCTATGGTTAACGGGTCCATTAGCGTTTCCCGCTATTGGACATGTACGCGGTCATGCCCATGTATGCTCCCACCACGCCAGCTTGTCCGATATAAAAAAGCCCAAACAGATCCGATAGGGCCTTGATTCGGCCATCTGGAAAGATTGGCAAAAAGACCATCAACGTAAATCCAATCATAGAGATCATCGCCACCCAGGCCATTCGTCGCTGGGCATCCGCTTTCTCATGCTGATCACGAACTTCTGCTAACGCAAGCTCTTGATCAGAAACAATGCCATCGCCGTCCACGTCCAGGTCGTTGTGGTTGCTGTCTTTCTGGAGTTTTTTCTGAGACATCAGAAAACCTAACAGTATTTGTAACTACCACCCCGGATTGCCTCTCCCATTCCACGATTCTTACCTTTGGAAACGGATGCCTTTGAAACGTTAGGCGTGGGCTCTTCTACCGGGGGGTTGTATGGAACAAACCCCTGATCTTCGATGACTTGTCCGTCGCGAACGCCTTTTTCTGACTTTGCCATAACAATTATCCTTGTTGTTTCAATATTTCACGTTCTCTTGCAGCCAAAATACGAGCGGCGGCTATATCTTTAGTTGCCTGTATCCTATCTTGGCTATTTTCTGAGTTTTGAGCCGCTTTTTGTTGATCAAGCTGCAATCTTTGCTGATCCAAAGCGTTTTCCGCAGCATCTTGCTGTGCTCTAAGCTGTAAATCCTGCTCTTTCAAGGCAATTAACGGATCCGGTTGCCCTGCACCGCTAATTTGAGCACTCATTTGCTTAACTTGCTGCATACCTTCTGCGATAAGAGCCGCCACGCGGCCTTCCATTTGCTGTAAAACCTCTGGAGGTGGCTCTTGACCTTGAAATTGTTGAGAAACTTCTGCAAGGACTTGCTCCCTAGCCTTAATTGATACGTGTTCCATGACATGCTTCTGTAAAGCCATGGCTACAGAGGGTATTTGAGCAACCATGCCGGACGAACCAAAGACCAAATGCGCCATAATATGCGCGTCGTGGTTTTGTCCTTGGAATGCCACCAGTGGCAAACTGTCCAAAGCCTCTGAATTTTCTGTTGCGGGGTCTTTGGGGGTAGGATCGTCCTTCCCCTCGGGCTTCAATATCGCGTCAACGTCCTTGACGCCCACCGCGTGGTACATTCTACGATATGCTTCGTGCATATTGTGCATATCAGGAGCCGACTGAGCCAGTTGAAGCTCCGTCTGAGCCAGCGTCACCCGTTGTGCCATAGAGAAAATGTTGGGATCTGCCACAGGTATGACATCGACTCTGTCGTCAAAGTCCTCGGCCTTTACCGTGCGCTCCCCACCGACAACGTCATAGGGGTACTCTTGCGGTAAATATTGACCAAAGACCTTGGCAAGCAGCGAAAACTCTTCTTTCTGAGCGTAGAACAGGCGCTTATGGATGGCCGACATGACCTTCGCGCCCTGCTCAAGCATAGCAATGGTTGTTCCAACTGCCGCTTGCTGGTTTCCATCTCCAACTTGCAGGTTGGATACCGCCGCAAACCGCTGACCAGCCTC